GGCCGTCACGTTGATATTTTGGATTTCAGCGCTACCGGCAGCAGTATCCTGGGCAAAAGCTATACCTGGAGTTGCCAATGACCATACGCTAAGTGCGGCGGCGATATGGATGTGAATATGTGCGCGATGAAAAGGGACCTTCATGAATGACCTCCAAACTTTGGGTAAAAATACGAAATAAACAGAGAACGCATACGTATGCAATGTAAAAATCATGACACAAACTGTCGATAAGGACTTACCCTGAATTTGTCCGAAATTCAATCTTTTTAGTTTGCATACTTATGCATAAAGTAGGTAGCTAATAAAAAGTTAACTGATGTCCTAACGCACTTTTCAAAAATGTCACCTAGCATTCCACGATATTGACAGCCAGTCCGCCACGCGCAGTTTCCTTGTACTTCGTCTTCATATCCGCTCCTGTTTCGCGCATGGTTTTAATGACTTTATCGAGGCTCACAAAATGAGAGCCGTCGCCTTTAAGGGCGAGTCTTGCTGCATTGATTGCTTTGACCGATGCAATTGCAAACGCTCCAATCGCTGCACCAGCAGCCGCAAAGGCCACAGCTGCCTTTTTGCCAAATGCTGTAAATTGATCGCCAATGCTCTCGGTGTCTTTACTCGCAACCTTGATGCCTTTTGTAAATTCAGCAACATCGGCCAGCAATGACAGTTTTAGCGTTCTTGATCCTTGAGCGGCCATTTACCAGACCTTCACAATCTGTGAAAACGCCTCAGCCCATTGGCTAACAATTTGAGGCTGTTCTGCCTTAAGCGTTGGATAAATAAACCAACCTTTTGAGCCGCGACCTTCACGACCCGACCAGATTGGAAATTGTCTGTATTTGTTTGATCCAAATTCGTAACCACCCCAAAGCTGCTGGGTTGTGCCACCGCCTGAAAATTTCTGTGAGGCAAAACCAAATGACATTTCGCCAACCTTTGATGATTTGCTAACCCGTGAGCCTTCGGCAATGCGGCGTGAAGCTGTGTCTCGGCCTTGAGATTTGGAAATGATTTTGCCTTGAAGATAGGTAGCAAGGCCATTGGACACACTTTTGGCTTTTGTGACAGCTTCATCATCCATGCCTTTAAAAGCATAAATGATTGATCGTAGTTCAGCTTTGTCAAAAGCAACTGCATCCTCAGCCATTTCGCGCCTCCAATATCTCAATTGCTGTCAATAAATCCTCAGCTGTTTTAAATTCGCTAAGAGGTTGGCCACTTGCTATGGCTACCTCCCAAAGAATCCTATTTATGCTTCCGGATTCATAACTTTTGGGTTTGCATCACCGACAATTATGTCAGCAACAGTCTCGCACCAAATCTCAAATGGCTTGGCTGGCTTGCCGGCCATTTCTCTTTTCATTGCGTGGTATGCAAGAAACAACAGATCAGACACGCCCATTTTGTCTTGAGCTTGTCCAATCGTGTTGCCAGTCTTGTTTTCCCATTTTGCCCATTCTGCTGGATGTGCAATGTATGTCTCAGCATTGCCGTCCGTGTATTCAATAGTAATTGGTAATTTCATGCTCCCGAACTCCTTTTTATAGTGTTGGTGTAGTCACACAGGTAAATGCTAGTGAAACAGTTTGTGCATCGGGTGCTGTGCCTCCAGCTGATGGGAAAATTGGCTGCACATCAAAATTGAACACCGATCCTGATGCAGCTGTAAAGACAACCGCCAATGGTGTGTTTGGTGCTGTGTCTGCCGCTGTCCAAAGTGCGTTGCACAATGATCCACCTGCTGGCCAGTCGGCGAGCATCTCAACAGCAAACGATCCTTGCGAATCTGTCGTGTAATATGCTTTGCCCGAAAGTGTTTGATATGTATTGATTGTTGAATCAATAGTTAGAATTGCGGATGTGGCCTGAGCATCATAAGTGTCACCAGCAATGGTGAAAGTGATGTCTCTGCCGGTGACGATTGTTGTTGGCATGATTTCTCCTTAGTTGGTGTAATAGGTGCTGACTTGTAAATCGGCTGTGAGGTATTTGCCCGCACCGACTTCCAATGCTTGTGGTTGATTGACATTGCCTACTTCATAGCCATCGGGCATTGTGCTGATTATGTCAATCATTAGTTGTTCGAGGTTGTCTAAAGCTGCTGCATTGTTCATATAAGCGACAACACCAGTCACAGTCAAATTGATTTTGACTTTAGTTGTTGCGCCATTGATTAAAACGCTTTCAAGATATGGTGCATCCGGGATTAAACAAATGCTTGGAGATGTCATTGCCTCTGGAATGCCGTTATACACATTGGCTGCAATCGTTGAGAGAGCGGTTTGCAATGGCGTGCGGATGGCTGATTCAATGGTCATTGGCACATTGCCTCAACATCCAAGAATGGGCCTAACAAGCCAACGACTCTATTCGTCAAGCTGCGACCAAGCACAAATGGTGACGGCTGAAAATTGTCTGCCATGATTTGATTGCCGGGAGCTGTAATGCTCTGAAAAATCTCAACCGAAACAACCAAAATTGCGTTTTCAATCGGCGGCGTGCTTGCGTACAGCTGTGCAGCTGATGATCCACTCAATGTAGCCAATGCGCTTGGAATAAATGGCAATGGATAAGTCCGGTCAGCCGCTGCTGTTGCAGCTGTAAATGTAAATGGCTCAATCCGATCATCGGTGACTGTGTAAGTGCCATTGTAGGTTCCGGCCCCGGTAACAATGACAGATTGCCCCGGCACAAAATAATTTGGCCGGATAGTTGTGAAATAAATGACGGCATTATCCACATTGGCAAATGTCACCGATGATTGGTATTGCGTAAGTAAAGGCAAAATTGTCTGCTCAGCTGAATCAATAAATGAATCAAGCTGTGCGTCAGAATATAAAGAAACCGAGACACCAAGAATGGATCGTAGCTGTGAGGCTGTGACTATTGCTGGCATCTCGGTTCCTTTCGTGTCAGTAGCGTTCGGGAGCGACCGCTACCGATTTTGATTTATTAGTTATCAGGTCTGGTTCCAGCATGCGCCAAATGGAATCTTTGGAGCAATTGCTGCATAGCCATAGTAAAGAATGTCAATAGTTCCATCGCTTTGAATTGCTGTGCGCAATGTAAAGCGTGGTGACTCATACCATGTCCAAGCATCTGGATTAACAACAACCATTGAGAAATCTCCGGTTGATGTTGTTGGGCCAGCGTTGCCAATTGAACGAGAAACAAAGAGATTGAGACCCGGTGAAACTACACCGCGCAATGAATCGCCTCTCACATTACCGGCTGCATTGGATGGTTGCGCTGCGTTGTATAGCGGCGCGCCATTGTCGTTATAGCCCATGATATTTGTCCATTGTCCAGGAGAAACAACGATGTTACGAGCAAAGCCGAGTGATGATGAATAAACAGCACCAGCAGCTTGAGATGTGTAAGCCAAGAATCCTGTTGATGAGTTTGCATTCACACCAGTTTGCTGACCTGCACCAGCAATTGTGCCAACGGCAAATTCGTCAGTCACTTTTGCATAAGCAAATTCAAGATTCTGCAAAAGAGCTGTTAGATATTCTGGACGGCTGCGGTCAATGAGTTCCACAGTTGAAATTGCGCGACCTTTAAAGCTTTGAACAGGTACGCTCAAAAATGTTGCTGATAGTGATGATTCTGTAACAGGTGCATTTTCTGCAACATTTGCCACAGTAGGCACGGCAGTAACGCGAGGAATTTCAAATGTCATTCCTTCGCCCACAAGTGTTTCACGGCTTAGCGCATCAATCATTCCGCGATCAGCGTTAGCCAATGCATTAACAACCTGTGTGCTTTGTGGTGTTGGCACCATTCCGGGTGCTGTTCCTGTTGTGTTATCTGCTGCCTTTACATATTGGCGTGAATCCTCATCATGAAGGATTGTTGCCTTTAGATAGTGCTCAAGGTATGAAACCTTTGACACAATTGGTGATCGTGGAGCTGTGTAGTAAGCAGGTCGTGATGCCTGCACAGCCTCAGCTGGAGCCTCTACCGGTTCAGCGGCAGGAGCGGTGTTTTCGGTAGTGTTATCCACTTTGTCTCCTTCATTTGGGTTTGTTGTCTCTGTAACTGTTTCAGTTTCAGAATCTTCTGATGCTGCTACCTCTGAAACGCGTGCAGATCGCACGGCTGGTTCGGTAACAAGTGCCACGCCTTTAAGCTGGCCATTCAAAACTTTCATGGTGCCATCCTTTTGCATTTCATAATTATCAACGGCCAATTCAATGCTGAAACCATCGCGCAATCCATCCATGGCCTCAACCAATGCATCGGTGCCGGCTGTTGTGTTAGCAATTTTAAATGTCGCAGTCATTTCTTTATCATTAACACTCATGGCAATGCTCTTTCCAATTCTGCGTGTGTTGTCATGCTCAAGGTTTAGAAAAACATCTTGAGGCACAATTGATCCACGGGCAAATGTGACCTTGCCTGTTGATGCATTTGCCTGCTCGTTAAATGCAACTATGCGGCCGGTGATTGTCCGAGAATCGGAATCAGCTGCCGTAATTTCCATCGGTGTTGTTAGCTTCATGAGATCATATCCTCCATTTGTCTAATTTCATCGGTAGTAATTGCTCCGATGTCGAACAAAATCTTGTAAATCTCTGCACGCTCTTTTTCTGAGCCGCGCAAGTAAGCCTTCAAATCAAATTCAACGCGCTGTGTTGATGGCGTAAAATCAGGCATTGAGAGCCTGCTGCTAATGCTGTTCATTAGAGGCAATAGCGAGAAATCCAACAAAGTTTGACGCGCCGTGCTGGCGTTTGCATAGGTCATGGATGATCCAGTCGGCGCATCAATAAAGTAAGCCGGAATGCCAACTGCTCTGGCTAATTCTGTTGCAATGATTTCGCGTGCGGCATTAAGGCCAATTTGCTCCGGTGTAAAGCCAACAGTTTCCATTGTGATGTCAGCATTGAGAAACGCTGTGCCACGATTTCTGCGAGCTGCGCCCCAAGCATCAAGCAATTTTGCAATGCGATCAGCTGGCAATGCTGTGCCGTTTGATTTTAAAACCATTGATGGCACGGGTTCGCGTGCATACATTGCGGCAGCTCTTTCAAGCTCTGCACCTGCGCGGATTGTGCGACCCGCTCTATTTAATAAACCTTCATCATTGCCGTAAAACACAACAAGCGATCCAAGGCCTGTGTATGGCACCTGCATTCCATCAACTGTGTAATACTCAATCTGCGTGCCTTTGTCGTTTAAAAACACACCAACACGATTAGGAGCAACGCGCCACATCTC